CGCCGTACTGCAAAGTACCATCTACTTTAGGGTTGATGATAGTGATTGGATTATATTAAAATCATATGAATATTATAGATTTTACTGGAAACATTTCAGTAAATTGCGACTATCCGTTGCAAGAATTTCTGAACTTGCCAGAAGTTCCTTGCCAAAGAAATACAGAGGCAAGATTAAGTAGAGCAAGAAAGTATTTAAAGCATGTCAGACCAGAACATTGTGTTGTTCATTTGGTTAGACTTAAAAAAGATTGCGAGGTTGTTGGTAAAATATATCGTAAAGGTCAACTCTTTAGAAATGATGGCAACACTCGTGCATTAAATTGGTCACAGAATGGATCAAAAGATCCTGAAACTGGTGATATTTGTGTTCCAGAAAAACTGGTGGCAATTATCTATGAGTACGATGACATGGAGCAAATCAGAAAAGCATATGATTGCTTTGATTCTTCTGAAGCTACTGAAAGAACTCAACAAAAAGTTTATGGTACTCTCCAAGACTTCTATTCTTATACTCCAAAGTCAGAGAAGTTAATATCTGGTACAATTATTACAGGTCTGAATAAGGCATGTCATTTTATTAAACCAGATGAGTGGAATCAAACCAACATTAGAGATACGAAACATTTAAGAGATGAACTATCTTATTGGATGATGAACGGTTGTTTGCAAGCACTTGATGAACTTATGAATAGAAAGGATAAGTGGAATCAAGTATTCATTACTGCTGCTCTTATGAGTCTACGTCATTATGGTCCGAAGGATCAGAAACTTCGTCATGCATGGTCATTGATAGAACGTGGTTGTGCTAATACAAATGGTAAAGAGTGGGATGGAGTCACTCATATTGTTGATGAGTGGAAGACAGGAACTTTCTTTAAGGATCCTAGATGTAAAATTCATACCGATACTCGTTGGGATAACATGGATCGTACTGTTTCATATATCTTATACTGGATTGATAAGTATATGGAAGATGAACTGGGATGCCAAGTTGGTAAAGGATGGGATACAACTGGTCAACAATACAGACACAGAAAACCATACAATTCAGTACTACATGATCTAATAACCGCATGAGTACACAACCATGGTTCGCTTCACCTGTATATGTTAATGACCTTCATGAAAATGAAGATTCATACAATGCTATACAGGAAGAACTTCTATCATGTTGTAACAATGAGAAATTCTCACAGGTGCCTGGTTGGGCACCTGATACACATGAATTAAATGAAGATCCTTTTAATAATAATGTTATTAAAGATTGTCCTATATTTTTAGATTTTTTACATGCTAATCTAATGTCTTACTTGGATGATATTGGATGTCAGTTTCCTAGAGAATATGTAATCACTTCATCTTGGTTTACAAAGACATTGCATAATAAATATGCACATCTTCATGATCATGGTTCGTGTGATGTATCTGGAGTGTACTATGTGAAAACGAATGGTAAGGATGGTAATTTATTATTTCACGATCCTTATAAGTCTTATGCGACAAATTATATCTATCAGGTTGTAACTTCAAATGATTCAACTCTACCTTTAGAGCAAGGATTGATAGCATTGTGGCCAGGTATGATACAACATCGTACTCAACCTAATAAGACACAAGATGAACGCATATCTTTATCGTTCAACTTATCTTTTGTTAGGCAGTATGATGACACATGTATCCGCAGGTAAAGCAAACCGAAAGATACTATAAAGAAAACCCTGTTTTGTGTGAAAACTATGATAAATTATTATGAGGAACCCAACACAAAACAATGTCAGGAGATTACTTCACTCACAACGATAGACAAACCGAGTCATACTCTACTTTAAAGTGGACAGATGATGGAGAACTAACAACACTTGACATGTCTAGGATATTAGAAGCACTAGCAAGTCACGAAGAAAAGCAGGAGTAATTATACTCCTGTTTTTTTAGATCTTTGAGATATGTAATCAGTTGATGATTCATATCTATTTTTTTCTGTAAATTCTCTTATAAAAGTGCGTAGGTAGTCCCCTTTCAGTAAGTATATTTCTCTTCTCTTTTCATTTTCCTCTATCTCATGCTGATATGCATTAACAGGATCACATACTTCTGAACCTGCCATAGTAATTACTTGGGTGCCATCAAAGAATGAGAACGGTGTGTTGTAGAACTTCTCATCTACTTTAAGACCAGCATCAAGAGCATTTATTTTTACAGTTTTACCCGTAAGATCAGTGGACATTGAGGTTCCACTCTTGATCTCACGGGTTTTATAGTATAGTATTTCACTGTAAGGATCTATGTAAGTCTTTTCACAATATCTTCTTACAGCATTGTCTGTCCTTGGCCAATCAAATAAAGGATTGATAACATTATTAGTCAACAGTATCACCCAGTCAAGGAATCCATCACCGTATGCTTTATCTGCTACCTGTTCAGGAGTTTCTCCTTCTATCACTGCATACTTGTTAAAGGTTGCAGTGTATGAGAATATATCCTCATTGATTTCAAATCTTCTGAAGAAATTCTTTGCAGTTACATAATCAGATTTCGTGTAAGGAAACTTGATTGGTTTAACATCATACTCGATGTCTGGTATTAGTGAGAAAAACATATTAGTATGATGCTATGGGTACGTCTGACAATGGTATCTCGTCTTCGAATACCAGTTTGAGTTCTTTAAATTGTACTTGAAGCATTGTTGCTACAGGAGAACCATCTTCATAGGTTGCATAACTACCATCTGGTGTGTAGTTAATGTTAACATTAGTGATAGCACATGGTTTATATTGAGTAACATATGGATTCAATTTATTACCTGTCATAAATTTAACACTTACAATTTTTGGTATGGTTAATAATGCACCACTACGACCCATACCTTTTACATCTCCACCCCATGAAGGTAACATTGCTTTCTTCATAGTTTGGCAGATAGTAAAAATATCTCTACCTTCTTGAGGACTTCTTGCCATCATCTTAAAGTTTAGAGTCATTCCTCTTAATTCAGGTGCTGCATACATTAATTCTACGTTAGGGTTTATGATTTGTCCTGACACACCACCCATTAGTTGGTCGGTTGTCAAGTGTCCACCCATAGACGCATTCATCATTGTTTTTGCTAAATTATAACCACCAATTTTCAAACCACCTTTACCTGCTTCCCATGTTCCACCCCACATGTCACCAATGTCTTTCAATTTTGTTTTGGTACCTATCATAGATGCAAAGTTTGCTTGTCCTACACCGATACCTTGACCACCCCAGTTAGCACCAAACTGTGCCTGAACATCCTCTGGCATGAATAGTAGTATAGATCTATATCCTTTTGCTTTCTCCTTAAGTGCATTATCACCTATACTATGATGATAGTTTTCATATATTTGACTAGTGTTATTACCCTCTTCACCTGCACTCGCTACATCTGTATTAGTGTTAGGTATATTACCAAATGGTGGTTGATAATTGTAGAAATCTATCGAAACATAGTCAGTGTCTGTTGTTATAGGATGAGATGAAGGATATCTAACTGTTGCTGCTTCACTACCAACAGTTGTACCTGCTCTAGGTCTTGCAAAGTTTAATTTTACTGTCTCCTTTACTGTACTATTATTATTTGTTTGATTAAAATTGTTAAAAGCATTGCTCTGTTCAGTTGCTTCGCTATTATATGCGTCTTGACCAACATAAGTTGGTCGATGCTCTTCAGTTATACTATCCCATTCAACAAAACCATCACCTGAAGTTCCTGACACTTGAGTCCATCCACTGGAACTAAAGAACCATTGTTGTCCACTGGGATCTTCTGTCCAGGAATAAATTGCTGGTTTATCTGCCATTAGTAATCCTTCACAATTGCTTTTGCTTTCACTCGATCATTTTCTTTTTCTTTCATCTCTTCCCATACTAATTCTCTATCGTATGGGAATTGTGATCTATTTCTTCTACTAGTCATAACAAAATCCTCAACAGGTAAAAGTATAGATGTATCCCATTCTTCTGAATGTAGATCTAGGAAAAGACTTTCCACATGACTATTCAAGTATTTATGTATGATATTCCGAGGTATGTCAATCATACCTCGTTGTAATTTTTTCATTGCCTTAACTCTAGTCCTGTACTGTAGGTAATGAAAGTTTGCTGCATAGAATCCATCTTTATCTCTTTTGAATACATATGCAAGAGGAAATTTATCATAGTAAGGTAACCATTTACTCTTTGCTTTGTACTCAAAAAAGTATAAGTGTCCTTGTCTTACTGTAGTTCTTAATACGTTACCATCTTGATCACCTTCATCATCATACGAGTCTCTTTTTTCAGCAACAACTATATTATCAGTTGTATAATCACCTGCTATACTATTTAAAGTATTTTTATACCAACTCAAGCTCCTTTGCTCACTGCCAGCTTGCTCTTTTACCTTTTCAAATATTGTTTGGTAGGATGAAGTCTCAACTGAACTTGATCCAAACCCTTTACCTGCGGTGCTTGGCATACTTCTTGATTGCTAGGTGATCTTCAGTAAGAATTAAAAATTTCATCTGCCTGTCTTTACAGTAGTCTTCTGCAGCATCCCACTTGGCACGGTTCTTCATGAACGTTAGTACATCTCTTTTCCAGGCAGTAGTCTTTCGTTTTGGTTTTTCGACTGGTCCTTTTACTTGTTTCTTTGGTTTTACTTCTATGATATACTTCTTCATACCAGCAGATTTAGTTCTTACTTTGATGTAGAAGTCAGGGTAATAACGGTGAGGTCTCCCATCAATAGGGGATTTGTAAGGTATTACTACTTCCTCACTACCCCATTCAACTATAGTACTTGTATGGTCACAGAAATGCATAAATTTTCTTTCCCATAATGACCTATAAATAATGTTAGTGGGATTACCTTTATACTTACGTGGATTGTTTGGTTTGTAAGTTCCAGAGTATGACATAATTATTATTAAACCTTCCGTTTTTATTTAGCGTGTCGATTAATACATTCATCAATGCAATTGCCAAAGGTGGTAACATGGCCATGTCAAATGGCTATGATGTACAGTTTGAGATAACTGGATCTTTGCGAAGTTATTTGGATGAATTTGCATTAGGAAATCTTTATACAACTGATCCATCTAATCTTGGTGGATTGGTTAAGTTACTATGTGATGAAGCACAACTACCTAATACTCAAGCAGCAACAGGACAATTACAAGGAAGATATCTTGGAGAGAACCAAGTGAATTATCCTTATGCTAGATTCTTTACAGATTTTTCTTTATCATGGATGTGTGATGTAAATATGACACCATTGAAGTTTCTGACAGCATGGCATAATTACATATTTGATGGAGGAGTCATCCCAAATGGTCCTATTAAAAATACTTCAGGATCCTTGACTGGGATTAAAAATGAAAATCCTAGGTTGTTTAATAGAGCAATTAGATTAAAATACCCTAGTAAATATGCTGCTACAGTGAGAATTACAAAGACAGATCAAGGACCACAAGCACCTAATCAGAGAGCAGGAATTTCATATATTATGGAAGAATGTTATCCATATTCAATTGACACAGTGCCTTTATCTTATGGTACATCACAATTGACTAGGGTTTCGGCTAACTTTTATTATGCGAAGCATAGTGTGGTATATCAAGATCAAGGTATTAATGCTAATGGTTCTAGTGGGTGGGTAGGATTGAATCAACAGAACGCAGGAGCAGGAATAGGTAATGAAATAACACAACAGCAGATTGAATCAATACAATTTTATGAGAGAAACGAGGATGGTTCGTTAGGAGATTTCATAGAATAGCAAATTCGACTTTTGATTCCATGAAATCGGCAAAAAAATCTCCGACTATTTTTTCCTCAAAAAGTCGAGCTAAATAAATATACGAATTGAATTAATTTTTAATGGCATTACCGAAATTAGGTGTCCCCACCTATGAACTAATTTTACCTTCAACTGGCAAAACTGTTAAGTATAGACCTTTTCTTGTAAAAGAAGAGAAATTGCTTTTACTTGCAATGGAATCAGGAGAAGAGAAGGAAATAATAACTGCTGTAAAGACACTTCTAAAGAATTGCATTACATCTAGAATAAAAGTAGATACGTTACCATCATTTGATTTAGAGTATATCTTTTTAAAGATACGTGCAGCATCTGTTGGTGAAGTAATTGAGTTAACAGTTACATGTACTGATGATAATGAAACAACTACTACAGCATCTATAGATATATCAGAAATAGAAGTTGAGAAGTCTAAAGAGCATTCTAACAAGATTATGTTAGATAAGGACACAGGTATTGTGATGAAGTATCCTAGTATGGATAGATTCATAGAATCACAATTTTTGAGTAAAGATATTAAAACTGAAGAGGTTTTTAACTTTATTTCAGATAATATTGATCAAATTTTTCAAGGTGATGAGGTATTTGATAAAACTACTACAACACCGAAAGAATTTCGTACATTTGTTGAAGGTTTGACTAGTAAACAGTTTGAAGCAATTCAAACATTTTATGAGACCATGCCTAAACTAACTCATTCATTTACAGTGATTAATCCAAATACTGAAGTTGAATGTAAGTACACACTTGAGGGTCTACAGAGTTTTTTCGCATAGCGGTCTTCCAGAACAGTCTGGAAGGCTATTATAAGACTAACTTTGCTTTGATGCAGTACCATAAATATAGTTTGACTGAAATAGAAAATATGATGCCCTGGGAACGAGAAGTATATCTTTCTCTTCTTGTTCAATATATTCAGGAAGAAAAGAAGAAAGCAGAGGCAGCTAAACAGAACTCATGACTCTAGAAGATCAGGCAATTAAAGTTCTCGATGAATCTGATTCAGATTCAAAGAGTAACCTAGTGGATGAACTTGTTGAAGAGTTTCCTACCCTTGCTGGTTCTTTAGTTAAGACTATTAATAGAAGAAATAAGACTAATTTAGAAGTACCCAAAAAAGAGAGAATTTCTAAAAATAAGATACTATTGGATATTACATCCAATTTATCGAAGATTAATGGGGAACTTATTATTGTTAATAGTAGGATACAAGCACAAAATGACTTATTACGTGGTAATATAGCATTTACTGCTAATTCTATAGGTAATTTAGAATATAATGATACTTTACTTGCAGGTAAACTTGATTCAGTGCTTCAAGCATTGAATGATCAAAATGAATTTTTTAGGGAGCAGGAGGAAGATCAAGAACGTGATGATATAGAAGGTGGTGGTGAACAAACTGAAGATGTTGCGTTTACAGAAAAATTTGATGCAGGACATAAGAAGGGTAGTAATGTAGTACAAAAAACTGTTAATTTATTAAAGTCCTTATTGATGGGTGCAATAGGGATGAAACTTAAGAAGTTTATTGGTGCTCGTTTACTTGTACCATTAATTAAGAAATTTGCACCTGGATTATTACCTTTTTTATCCAAAAAGGGATTAAAAGGAGGACTTCGTTCTATACTACCAAAATGGTTGGGTGGAACTGGTCCTCTTAAAACGAAACAGTTGGATCTATTTGCTCAAGGTTCAGATGTTATGCGAACAAGAAAACCAGGCATGTTACAGAAGGCTGGTAATTGGTTGAATAATACACCTTTGGTAAAAGCTACAAAGAATGTTCTTGGTCCAAGAATTAAACCAATAAGGAATGCTATTACAAATTTTTCGAAAGATCCTATGAAAGGAATCCAGAAATATTTTAGTGGTAAGGGGAAGAGTGAAATTGCTGAAGTTGTAACTGAAAAAGCAACAAGGCAAGTAGGAAAGAAACTTGCCCAAAAAACTGCCAGTAAGGGAATGGGTGCTATTCCTCTTGTTGGAAACTTCTGGGATTTAGCTTCTGCTGCTTATAGATTTGGACAGGGTGATGTAGTTGGTGGATTTTTATCATTAGGAAGTGCTATACCTGTGTTGGGATGGGGTGTTGCAGCAATAGATGTTGCTAGAGATGCTGGTGCATTCGGGGAAACAGGATTTGAACATGGTGGTGTAATATCAGCACCACCTATATTAACACCAGCAGAAAAAGGTGCTGTATTCAATAATACTTCTGATATAGGACATATAGTTAATGCTTCAGCAATGATTTCAGATATGTATGGAATAAATTTGAGTGGTGCCCCTAATACTAATGATTTTCCTGCAGATGGATCTACTGGTAACATAACGATAAATCCATTATCAGGATCACAACCTGTTCGTGAAGATGATTTAGAAACAGATGCTAGAATGGCAGCTGATGGTGCTATGAGTTTTGAAAGGGGTGGTGTAATAGTAGGGGGTAAAGATATACTTAATGACGGATCAAATATTGCAGAATTCCCTTCAGACACTACATCGGATGTTACATCTGGTTTAGGTGTTGAGGGTGGTGATAATATTGCTTTCAATTGGGGTAAACCAAGTGATAACATTGAACAATTGAGATATAAATCAGATCATCCTTTAGGAACAAAACAACCTAATCCATTTAGAGAGGGAACAACGTTATATAAGAATTTTGAAAGAATGAGAACGTATGATATGCATGGTATGACAATTAGTTCTGCTAATAATAATTTTAATGTAGCAAATATAAGTCCTGTTACAGAGAATAATAATATATCAGATAATATTTCTTTTGATGTAGATCCATCAACTAAAACTAAAGTAGTAGTTATGACAAGAACAGTAACATCTGGTGGTAATGTTGTTGGAAGTGGTGGTGGTGGTATTGTGCGTATGGAATACAAACCAGGAACTCCCAAGTTGTCTAGGTTGATACTTGCTTAATAAATACGAGAAGGAGGTATAACTAATGGCAGCATTTACAGAAGGATTTTCAAACAGTGGAGCTGGTGAAGGCAAATTAGGTCAGCACCTAGGTAAAGTCATTAGTATGGTTCTTGAAGCTCGTCAGTTAGCATCAGACGAGAGGAGAGAAGCACAAAAAAAGTTATCAGAGCAAGCACCAGGACTCACTCTTGAAGATTTTGGTATAGATCAGGGGTATTTCTTTAAAAAAGCATTACAACATGAGTTTGGTGGTGCTTTTATAGACGAGAAGAAAGAGAATTTAAAGAAATTGCTTTCTGCTAGAAAGATTTTAAAATCTAAAAAGAAAATATATGTTACTGCTAGAAATTTTTTAAAGAATAATACTAAAATTGCTAGTAAAAATGCTGCTAGTTTTAGGAAAAAGTTTGATTATAACTTGGAGGTTGAATCTCCTGCAGGATTAGAAGATTCATCTAAAAAGGTTGCTAAAGCAGCATCTGGAGGTGGTAGTAGAACAAGCGTTAAACAAGACTTTTTAACAGCAATAACTGAAATTGCAAAGTCATTACAAAGTACTGCACAGTCTATTAATAATGCTGTTGATCGGAATACTGGTATAGCATCTGGTATTGTATCATCACAAAAGAATATTGTAGTTGAGATAAGTCATAGAACAGATACTGTAAGTGACAAATTAGAAGCAATAGCAGCAGCAGTTAATAAACAAACTGACTTTTTGAAGAGAGCAAAAGAAGATGCTAAATCTAAATCAATTGTAAGTGCAATTAAGCAAGAAAATGATGTAGCAACTACTTTTGCATTTGATCGTACTAATACCAAGAAAGATGAGGTTGACGATTTAAGTACATCTGACCAAATAGACATCCATAATGAGAGGACAAATAATGATTTAGGTGATGCTGAAAAGGGGGTCGTTAGACGAGTTATTAATGGATCTCCTCTTGGGTTTAAAGAAACGACACCATTTGGTGATGATTATGTTGCTCATGGTACAGAGTTGGAGGAGTCAGATGCATATGGTAACGTAAGAATTACTCCAATAGCTAATTTTGCAACTGACGGTATTCAAGGCAATGAAGTCACTCCTGGTGGTGATTTGATGGCAGAGAAAGGTATGTCCATTGCATCGATGCCAACGTTACCTTCATTAACAGAACCTCAATTAATGAAAGGACTTGGTTCATTAAATTTATCTAAAACAGTTAATAATATTTCATCTCCTTCTGGTCAAACGGGTAATAGTCAAGATATGGTAGATGCAATGCAACTTCCATTTAGAGCAGTTGGAGCATCTTTATTAAAGGTAACAGGTGAAGTAAGAAATAGACTTGGTGAAGTAAGTCCTGCTGCTGATGCAAAATTAAATAATATAACGAATGTTGTTGCCAATGCGTTTAATTTATCCTCACAAGATGCAATAACAACTAAAGCAGTAAGTGAGAAAAATGCTAGGGTTCGATCACAAATAGCAAAGAAACCTAATGATGGTAAAGATGATAGTAAATGGTATGATGGAATTAAGAATTTCTTTGGTAACATAATAGACAAAACTGGTGACATGATTAATTCTATAGGTAAAGCTATTGTAGATGGAACTAAAGGAGTATGGAATTGGTTATTTGGTAAAAAAGAAGATAAAAAACAGGAGAATTTTAGTCAAAAAGAGATTGCTGAAATATTAATTAATGAGTTTAAAAAACAAGGTTTGTCTGAAGAGGGTGCTCAATTAGCAACAGCAGAGTTTATGAGAGAGACTAGTTTAGATCAGGGTCTTGTATTGGGATCACATATGGATGGACCTAATGAAGCATGGGGTGCAGGTTCTTATCAAGGTGGAAGAGAGGATTTATTGTTTGCTCATCTAAATGAAAAATATGGTATCACTAAAGAGAATTTTGCAAGTAGTGGTAAGGAGGGTATTCAGGGTCAAGCTTCTTTCATGTTAGAAGAGATTGCTAGTAGGGGTAATACAGAGTTGTTGGAATTGTTAAAGAAACCTTCTTTGAATAAAGAAGAGAAGACTAGAGTAAGACAATTGTTTAAAGAAGCATACTTTAGGTATGCTGAATCTATACCTTTAGATAGATCAGAAGGGGCATTAAAAGATATACATAAGTTACTTGGTGTAGAAACATCTAGTTCTAATTTTCAATCAATATCAACAAAGGATGCATTTACGGCAACTAATATACTAGAAGATTTGAATTTAGGTGCTGATTCAAATCAACAAATTTCTTTTGTTGATTTAGGTGCTACTGCTTTCTCAAATGGTGGCAATGCTTATACTGAACAATTATCTACTGGTGATGATACCTTGGGAATAGGTACAGAATGGCCTTTAGAGATAGCATCATATTACCCACAGAAACTTCATGGCTGATAACAAATCATTTGCTAATAGTGTTGAAATTAAATACTGTGCCATACAAGGTGTCAAGAAAAAACCATTTGATGCTACACAGGGTGTATTAAGATTTGACTACTTTGAGAACATAGAAGCACCTACTACCTATGCATCATTGATTATAGGTGAAGAGTCTATGAATAATATGATATCAGAGATACCTTTGCAAGGTGGTGAACCAGTAGAAATAAGATTTAAGACAAAAGTAGATAATAAGGAGTATACATATTACTTTTCAATTTATAAAATATATGCTAGGTATGTTACTGATAGATTTCAAACATATACATTAGGTTTAGTATCAACAGAAGCATTAGCAAATGAGATGGTTAGAATGGGTACGGTCTTGAAAGGATTGCCTAACGACATAGTTGCTAGATTGTTGAAAGATAATATAGGTACAAAAAAGGATGTGTTTGTAGATAAAGCACTTAATAAGATGATGTTCCAAGCAGGAAAGAAGACACCATTTAGTATCATAGAAGCATTGAAAATGAAAAGTATTTGTGAAGAGGGTAATGATACTGTAACAATAAAAGGTACAGCAAAATTAAATAATAATTCAACTTCTGGTTCATCAGATACTAAAGAGGTTCAGACTGGTGGTATTGCTTCTGTTAAGGAGCATGAGTTGAAAGCAAAGGGAAGTGCTGGTTACTTATTCTGGGAAAACAAAGCAGGATATAATTTTAGATCAATGGATAAATTATATGATAAGAAGAAGAATAAACCTGTTGCAACATACGTACAACAGAATGCTCAACTGGCAGATGATCCACGGTTTATTATATCTAATGTAGAATTTGAAAAAGAGATTGATCTGTTAGATAAGTTGAGACATGGTGCTTATTCATCTGTAATATGTTTCTATAATTATAGTACAGGATCTTATGAAGAGTATGCATACTCATTAGAAGAACAGTTTAAAGAGATGAATCATTTAGGACCACAGGCAGGAGTAACAGCATCACAAGGAGCATTCTCTAATTATCCTACTAGAATAATGTCAGTGGTATTAGATCATGAGACATGGTATTCTGGTGAAGAACCAGCATCACCAGAGAAGAAAGATGGTGGTAAGAAAGATAGTGCAGAATTTCCTGATTGGCAGAAGTGGTTTACATCACAGTCTATAGCAAGATTTAATACATTTAACAATCAACAGTTGCAAATAAAAGTACCAGGTAATCCTGGGTTGAAGGTTGGTGATACTATTGATGTTAAAATTATGAGTCAATCAAAAGATAAAAAGACACATCCATGGGATAAAGAACATAGTGGTACTTATCTTATTTCGAGATTAAATCATGCTTTTGCACCTAAAGAACCTATAGCAGAAACATTTCTTACTCTAATACGAGATGTGTATGGAGATGATACAACAGACGTTGAAACTACTGATGGTATATCCACTATATAAAGTTTCTAATTACCTAATAAATAGATCAGATAATATTTAATATGGATCAAGTACTCTCATCATTATATCCTACCAATCAGATTGGTTCTGATGGTATGTCATGGTGGGTTGGTCAGATTGAATCACCCAAGTGTCCTGAAGCAGAGGGTGGTGATCCAAAGAGAGCAGGTAGATATCGTGTAAGAATAGTTGGTACTCATTTAAAAGAGGGTCAACTCACACCTACAACTGAATTACCATGGGCACATGTGATGATGCCAGCAACACATCCATATTCTGATGGTGGTGTCACTGGTGGTAGTGTTAACCTTGAGATGGGTAACTGGGTTATTGGATTCTTCCTTGATGCAGCAAGGCAGCAACCTATTATAATGGGTTCTATTGGTCATGTTCCTGGTTCTACTATAGAAAAGAGTGATGACCCTAACCCAAATAATCTTAATGCATTAGGTTTTGGGTTTAATACATTTACTCCAGGTTGGGTAAGACCATCAGCACATAGAGGTGTAAAAACACAGGATGGTAAAAGGGAGAATGGTACTAATGATGAAGGTGGACCCGCTAAAGTAGCAGAGGCACACATAGATCCAACTCCTATACTAACATCATTACGTGGATTTAATTGTGAGACAAATCCGATAGGAGGAGAGGTTTGTGTAGAAGTTGCTAACCCTAACTGTGGTACGGAGAGTAATTTTGATAAAAGTTTAACCAATATCATAGGTGATTTGTTAGCAGCAAACCAAAAGTCTGGTGGACAGTTGGGTAGTTATTATGTAAGTAAGGTGAATGGTTATCTTTATGATAAGGTAGGTATTGCCAGATACCATGTAGGTCGAGTGACACGTCTCGTAAGAGCACTTATGAACAGGATTCAATCAGAAATGATTTCTGGTATCAAGAAGGGAGTAAAGAATCTAGTCAATGCAGTTCTTGGGTTGGAAGCAGGTAAAGATGCTAAAGAAAAAACGGTATCAAAGGATCCTGGAAGTGATCATAAGAATGTTAAGAAGGAAAAAAATATTCTTAAGAGAATCAAGAAGGTTATTGATAATATCCTAAAAGCATTGGGATGTGCTATGGAGGATGCTATTGATAGGTTAGTTAAATGGTTGACTAATATGCTATTCAATATGATCATGGAAGCATTTGCACCTGCTGTTTGCCTTCTCCAAAATCTTGTAGACGGTATTATTAATCAGATCATATCTGTTGTTGATGGTCTTATTTCAAAGATTATGGGACCATTGCAGAGTATCCTGTCTGTTATAGGTGGTGGTATAGATATGGTGTCTTCTGCTATAAACAAGGTAATGTCTTTCCTTGGTATTACTTGTGGTGGACCTAATGGCAATTGTTCTAAAAAGACAAAAGTGTGTAGTGATTGTGGTAGTGATGAGGAAGGGGGTGATTGGTTAGATGATTTATTAGATGATATTGAAGGTGGTGATACTGGAGAGAGATTTACATGTGATGAGGCTAAAGATTATCTAGATGATCAAGCTACCAATATTATATTTGTTGGTGGTATCCCAGAGTATCCTGTACCAATTGTAGATGACTCTACTCCTCCAGGTGACGATGATGGTACTAATCCTTTCTTCCCAGATCCAGATATAGATCCAGCAGATGACGACGATGATGACGATGACGATGACGACGATGATGATGATACCATTGATGATATTATCGATCCTATTATCTTTCCTGATGATGACGACGACGATGATGATGACGATGACTATGATCCAGTACCTTTAGATGAGACTGGAACTCCTTACTATGAGATAACTGTAGATTCTTCAACTGTAATTAATGGTGATACTGTAGTATATACTGTACATACAGGACATGTACCAGAAGGTGCTATACTACAATACACATTGTCAGGTCCAGATTCATTTACTGATACTGATGTTGTTGGAGGACTTGTAGGTACATTTGAAGTGGTGTTAGATAGAACAGATACTACTACAGCATATGATAATGATGGTAATGCAACATCTGTTGATGTTCCTATAGGTAAAACATCATTCTCTGTGACATTTTCTGATGATATACAAATATCAACAGCACAACAAATTGTATTATGTACAGTACAACAAATATATGAGAACAATGACAATACTACAAAAATTGGTAGTATTGATCATGATCAAGTAGAAACAGTAGTACTTGCTGATCTTGATGAAATACTATATCCAGATGATGAATTTGATACTACTCCAGTTCCTACCTATGAGATTGCTGCAGACAAAGAGAAGTATAATGAGGGAGAAGACATAACATTTACCATCACTACTACCAATGTTGATGATAATACTAAAGTTGATTATACAATATATGGTGACATTGAACAGGAAGATATTGTTGGTAACATGACTGGTACTATTACTATTAGAGATAATAGTGCCAAGTTAATTATTGGTGTTGCTGAAGATATAGAGGAAGAAGTTGACGAAAGTCTTTATATTACTTTAGTTGGTGTTGATGCTGCTACTGCTGTTGTTATTAATGGAACTTATGTACCTGAAACTACAGTACCAGAGACACCAAAGATAGATAAACCAGTTGCTGGTGATCCTATTACTGATGATGATGGTGGTATCATTGAAATACCTATTATTGATCGAGGTGATCCATATGAAGAAGCACCCGAAGTTATAATAACAGGTGAAGGATTTGGTGCTACTGGTATTGTCTTGTTAGATTCACAAGGATATGCGTCTGAAATAAGAATTACTAGGTCTGGTTTGAATTATAAATTAAATACAGCTGCAACTGCAAATGTACGTTGTATTATAGATTCATTTACTCTTATATCACCAGGTATTAAGTACACATCTCCTCCAGATGTCTATGTTAATGGTAAAAAAGGTATTGCAGAAGCAGAGATTGATGCTCGTGGATATGTTGTTAGTGTTAAAATATTAGATAGAACAAAGACATATAATAAGACACCTGGCGTACAATTTATTGGTGGTGGAGGAGCAGGTGCTGTTGCTATGCCTAGCATGGTATGTTTAAATGAGGAAGACTTAAAGACAAGAGGTGCCGTTAAGATTGGTACTGGTAAATATATTGATTGCCCATGATTCCTACTAATAATTACGATAAAGTACATAGTAAAGGTATAGCAGTAGATATTGTTGCTGAACCTGCAAGTGGTAGAAAGGATGATGATGGTAAATTCATCAAGACCTGTCCTACTGCTGTAACCCAAGATGGTTGGACTATAATGACCTGGAGAGGTGAGAATAATGGTCCAGGTGGATATGCTTTAACAAATGGTGTTAGTGCCCTTTTATTTGATGAGAATGGTAATATAAAGACCTCAACGGGAAAACCAGGAGATACTGGTTGTGGTGGTAAAATAGTTCGTGTATGTACAGATTTCCTTGATAAAGGACATAGTTATGCTGGACAATTTACTGGTTCCAGTCAGGAAAGAGCGAAGGAAGGTAAGACTGAAGAACTGCCTACTTATTCTCTTCACGTTACAGGTGAGACTGCTATAGAATCTGTTGGTGGTGATGTAAATATTTTAGGTGATAATGTTACTATACAAGCAAGAAAGACACTTACCTTGAAAGCAGGTGCTGCTATTGCAATTGAAGCAGGTTCTGATAAAGGTGGTCAATGTTCTGGATCACTTAATATTAAAGGTGGAAAAGTTACAACGGATGCTTCATTTATTTCTGAAAAATCAAGAGGTCATCATAAAGAAATTAAGGGTGAATTTACTGTCAATCAGGACATGCCAGGATCAAAGATTTCCTTTAATACTAATGGTAGTATTAGTTCAAAAGCTGATGGTAACTATGATATAGGATGTAAGGGAAGATTTAATCTAGATGGTGGAGCAAATGTTCAAATAAGATCAAAAAAAGGTGGTTCCAGTTTAAGGTTAAAAGGTAAATACATCGAACGAATTGGAGGAACAAGATTTACAGAGATTAAGTCACAAGCAACTCCTCCTGGTGTAGTTCAGATGTTTGGATGGGAGATTAAGATAGCGAACGCAAAGAAATATGGAATGAAAATTAAATCTAATATGGGACTCAATGCCAGATATTCTGGAGGAATGAGTATTCTTAAATTTGTGGGTGCTAAAACTAAACTTACTTCAGCAGGACCATTTAATATCAAAGGTAAACCGATATATCTCAATTGAATTTGACTTTTCAGTTACATGAATTCGGCAATTTTTTCTCCGTGTAAATTTGCTCAAAAAAGTCGAGCTTGACACAAAAACTATATAAGACTATAATAAATACGTTCGAATGGAGATTATGACCAAGAAATCGTTAAAACGTACTGATAAAAAGGGACGTGAAGAAGTATGGGAGTGGGAAGAGACTCCAGATCTCATAGAGGCATTGGACAGACTCCAAAAAACTGAACAACTATCAAAGGATAAAGTATGACAACTCCAAAGCACGATTTAGATCATGAGGTTTATATCGACCCTAAAGATGGTAAAGAGCATATCAATCATGGTATGTTAGAATATACCGAAGCAGATCTTAAGGATGTTCATGCTAATTATGATGAATATCATAAAGATGATGAGGTTGATAGCAATGATGGTGCAATAAATGATTATCATACAAGACATCAAGATCAGCATCTAGAAGTCTATTGTGACAATCATCCAGATGCATTTGAGTGCAGAGTATACGACGAGTGATATGGAATACGTACTTTCACAAAAGTATGTGTTTTATATGGGTAATATAGTAAGGATGTATTTCATTCAGGGTATTCCTTACACGTTTGACGAATTACCACAGATAATACAAGATCACCCGTCTGTTCATACTGAAGCATTAGAAAGTGTTGAATTTAGTGATGAACAGTTGTATCGTTGGCATACA